TCGTGCCGATTGCCGTACGGCAGGCGCCTGCCAAAACAACTTTTTTTGCCATTTTCTTCTCCTCCATATTTGTGTTATTTTTACTTAAAAGCCCTGTATTCAAGGCTTGCCGACGATTGTTATTTTTTTGTCATTGTCCGCCGTTACTATTGTATCATAGGGATTTCGTTTTTGCAATCCACTTTCCGACCTGCCAGAAACTCCTTCTAAATCTCAAATCTTTCCATTAATTCTACCATCGTCTCCACCTGCGTCTTCTGCTCCGTGCTGACGGCGGCCGTCTCCTCCGATGTGGCCGAGTTGTTGTCAACAGCGGAGGAAACCTGCGTTACATTCTGATTCAGCTCCTGCATACGCTCAGTATCCCGCTTCAAAATCTGCTCAATCTGTCCCATCTTCTCAGTGGCTTCCTTCGCGTCGGACATCACCTGATTCATGTTAGCTTCCGTCTCTTCCGCGATGGAAATACTCTTGTTCATCACCGAAATCGTCGTCTCTATCAGCTCCGTCGTCCTGCCCGCCGCATTTGCCGACTCGTTGGCCAGATTTTTCACCTGCTCCGCCACGACGGCAAAGCCCCTTCCTGCCTCGCCCGCTCTCGCCGCCTCGATCGCCGCGTTCAGCGCCAGCAGGTTCGTCTGGGACGCAATGTCCTCTATCGCCTCAATAATCGTGCTGATCTGTTCGGAGCATCTGCCGACCTCCTGAATCGATCTCTTCAACTCCTGTAATTTCTCATTACCCTTTGACAGTGTCATACCAGCCGCCGAAGCCATGCTCGCGGATTCTTCCGCCTCCCGCGCATTCTCCTCCATGCTCTTGGTCATCGCGTCGAAGGCCGTCATCAGCTCCGATACCTGCGCTGCCTGCAGCGTACAGTTCTCGGCCAGATCCTGCGCCGCAAACGCAAGCTGCTCCGACCCGCTGTCGATCTGCCCCGAGACATTGCGGAGAGTTCCGAGCGTTTCCCGCATCTTCTCCGCAATCTGCACAAGAGAATCTTTGATAGAGATAAACTCGCCCACATACTCCTGCCTGATGTCAACCCGATAATTGCCGTTGCCCATCTGCTCCAGCGTCTGGGTAATCTCCCGTATCATGCCAAGCAGATTTTCCTTCATAAAGGCGATGGCTGCAACCATCCTGCCAACCTCGCTCTCATCCGTTTCCAGCTCGAGCTCCACATGAAATTCTCCGCCCGCCAGCACTTCCATCTGGTCAGACACCTTCACGATCGGCTCCAAAAGCTCATTCTTGGAAAACCTAATCGTCTTGATAAACTCTCTCACAAGATACAGGAAAGACAGCGCAAACAAAAGCTCCATCAGATACTGCATCACCTTCATTGCCGTCTGCCTTTTGTCTTTTCTGTTCAAAATGGTAAGAATCGTATCATCCGTCTGCTTGCTGATCTGCTCTACCGAATCACCGTATTCCGCGCTGAACACACATGCCTGCGCTGCCGCCAAATCCCCCGCCTGCACATGCGCGATCGCCTGCTCCTCCAAAGGAACAAGGTGGTTCGACATATCGGCTATCTGGTTTAAGCTTGTCCACTCACTCTCTTTGAGGTCGCACTTCTCCAGCGCCGCAAGCGCCTTCTCCCTGTTCTTGTCCTCGTTCAGCTCCTTCATATAGCCGTCATAGTAACGCTGTTCCCCCGTGACGGCATAGGACTGAATATCATACGTCAGTGTCTTTGACGCAATCCGGTACTGATTTAACGCCACGGTCGTGTTGACCTGCGCACTATGTATACCGGACATAGACATGTTGAAAAAGATAAGCGCAAGCAGCAACACCGCCCCAGCTGCCACTGACACGAACGCCTGACGCACAAGCCTTTTCAGCCGCGCCGCCTGACTCTTGTTCTCTGATACACTGTTTTCTGTTTTACCCATAATCCCTCTCCTATAACCCCTCTCCTGTTACTAAAACATTTGCCAAAATAACAAATAGCTTTATCAAAAGTATAGCTGAATCATTACTTATTTTCAACAAGTTATTTTCCGCTTCCGGATTATTTTTGTGCACTTTGCTAATTTTTGTTTCGAACGCCAGTTTCCGTCCGTTTCCTGTATATCTCCGCTGTCGGATCTGTCATGGGCACAACTCTTTTCCACTCTCTGGTGTCTCCCACCTTCTCCACCTCGCAGCGGTTTTTGTAAAGAAATTTGGACAGCTCATAGCAGTCCACCCAGATTTCGTTGTTCCCTTCTTTCTGGGACTCGTCAAAGATAAGCTGCAGTCCCCAGTGCAGATGTACGGTTTTGATATTGTTTACATTCTCCGTCGTGCTGTAGCCGGTATGCCCCATGTAGCCGATCACATCCCCCGCCGTCACCACAGATCCTTCCGCAAGCCCCTCCGCATAAGGATAGTTCTGCCGCAGATGGGCATAGTAATAGTAGCGTTTTTTGTCAAAGCTGCGGATGCCGATACGCCAGCCGCCGTACTGGTTCCAGCCGAGGGCTTCCACATAGCCGGATTCCACGGCGATGATCGGCGTACCGATAGGAATAAAAAATCAAATTTCTATATCTTGTATCATACCTGTCGACATAACACAAATAAATTCATTTAGATGGATTATTTTTTATAAATGTATTGTTTTTTCCCTTTTTTCAGTTATAATAACAATAATAAAAAACATATATTATATATATAATTAAATAATATTTACTTAAATATATATAATATTATATTTTGTTACACAAGAAAATCCAAGATTTTGCCGATGTATTATTTGGAGGTGATACGTATGGCAACTAAAAGTATCCTAAAAGACGTAAAAATAAGAGACAAACAACTTGCCCATACATTTGTTGCAGCTTTAAGCCAAGCAGAAAATAGTAAGTATAAGCCGGCACCACTGACAAGGGAATGTAACGAACTTACAGGAGATAAAATCAAAGAATTCTTTGGTAAAAACATATGATATGGAACAAAAGTTTGTCAAAACACATTTTGTAGAAATGAATCTGTGTAATATGCTTGACCAACTAGGAGAGGATGAAACAAAAAACATTCTCTCCACTTTTTCGTGCCCGATAAATAAAGACATCGAAAATTTTATAAAGTATAAGGCTATTGAGTTTTCAAAAAGAACTACTGCAAAAACACATTTAGTTTTCTGGGAAACTGAAGATAAAAAATACAGGGAGTTTGTGGGCTATTATACTATTACATATAAAGTTATCACTGTTGATAGAGCTGTCCTGAGCAATACAGAAGCGAAAAAACTTAAAAATCAAGGTGTATATGATGAGACCCAACAAGAATACACGGTTTCCGCCCCACTGATCGCCCAACTAGGCAAGAACTATTCTGATGGAAACGATACCCTTATCTCTGGCGCCGACTTACTTCACTTGGCAGTTAACAAAATCCGTAATATCCAAAACGAAATCGGCGGAAGATTTATGTATCTTGAATGCGAAGATAAAGAAAAATTATTATCGTTTTATACAAAAAACAATTTTAAAGTATTCGGAAAAAGAACACTGGACAGAGATGAAACAGATATCAATGGAGATTACTTACTTCAGTTATTCGCAATGTTTTGACAGTATATTATATCAAAATGGCGGTAGAATAACACCTACCGCCCTTTTTTTACTACGTATGTATACTACTTTTCAATGGATGCCCACGTCTTAGCCCCTGCGATGCCATCAGTTACAAGCCCATGCTCGTCCTGGTATGCTTTGACCGCATTCTCAGTTTGTTTGCCGAAATCACTGTCGATTTCCCCAATATAGTAGCCCTTCGCGACAAGCCGCTTCTGCAAATAGAGAACGTCTGCCCCTTTGCTTCCGCGCCTGATCGTTTGCCTGCTCATTGAACTGCCCGTATAAACAACGATAACCGTATGACCCTTTGTTTTTGTCACAAGGATGTCCCCCTCGCGGAGCTGCGCCGCTGATGCGACGGACGCCTTCGGTTCAAAATAGCCTGTCCCCGCCAGAGCTGCCACCTCATCGCTGGTCGTGAAATTGCCCGGGTCAAATCCCGCCTCGATACAGCACGCACGGACAAGGGAACTGCAGTCAGCCTCAGTCTTTACTGTGATCCCGCCGAGCGACCCATACTTGCGGAGCTGGATGATGATATCGAGCCGCTGCCCCTGGTCATAACCAATATTCTGGTTGTCACATGCCGCCTGCATGGCGCTGGCAAGTTTCGCCGCCACCTCCGCTCTCTTTGCCCGGAGTACATACCAGCCTTTTGAATGCTTATAAAATTCCTGCGTTGAAACTTCCTTGCCTGTCTGGTCACCGGCGGCTCCTCCAGCGTAACGCCCGTTCTCGTCCTGCCTCGCACTTCCGATCAGGACCTTTGATATTCCAGATGGCTTTGACGCTGGCACTTCCCCTGCGGACGGTGCCTTGAGAAACAGCTCCTGCTCTGCTTTACGCCGATTCACGAGCCCCTGCAGAACATTGCCGTTTCCGTCCTTGACGTAAAGGAGAATCTTCTCCGAGACTTCCGCTTTTGTCCGTTTCCCGTTCACTGTCAGCTTGTCGATGCTGCCTGTATTATACGCAAATGACACCAGCGCATCAAACTCATTCTGCGTCCAGCGATATACGTTGTCATACTTCGCGACCAGCTTCTCAAACTTTTCCAGATCGGCGCGGAGATATGCTTCCGCCTGCGCCTGTGATATCTTCTGCCCTGCCGTGACCCCTGCCGTGTGTCCATAACCGATCGTCCACTTGCCTGCCGAGCACTTGTATGAATCGAGCTGGCACCCCTCGAATTTTTTGATCAAGTCTATGCCTTTCTGACTTATTTTCATACCTCAACCCTCCTTTGCCCCGATCTGCGCGATCGTCTGCCGCACTTTATCATATCCCAGTGTTGCCCCGAGCCAGTTCGCAATCCCCATCAGCGCGAGGTATACGCTATTCAAAGCCGTAAAAGGAATCTGACAATTGACGTAGTAGATTACTGTCGCCCCGCAGCCAACAATGACCGCAATGGCAAGAACGAGAATGTTCGATGCATATGTAACCTTCTGCTCATCCAAAAATTTCTTAATTCCTTCCGTTAACAGTGAAGTAATCGCCGCACTAGATGCCAAAATAATTAAAAATGCTGTTACTGTCATAATTCTTCCTCCATTTCTACCGGTTGCACCGGTGCAACTGCTCCTATTGGTTCACTAAATTTGAGCCTGTTTTTCTCGAAAATATTCTCGATCGTCTTTGTCGCACCATACACGACGATTGGTGCGACAATCTCGGTAATGATCGTAGAACTTACGCTTTCCACTACCTGGGAATGTTCCATCCATGCCAGAATGTAAGACATAGATACGCAGACCATTCCATGTAAGACGACCAGGCTTACCAGACATTTAAAGAAGAAACCACCCGCTCTCTTCTTTCTCTTTGTCTTTAAGTAGTTTTTATAATATGTACACTCACGGCATACTTTGTAAATGGGTCTATCCCGTTCTCTTCCCGTTTTCCTCACCTCCATCGGTTAAAATATCGCTTCGATACTCTGCTGCGTCAAGAAATCTTTCTGCTCGTGTTTTATCTTTCTGGCATATTCCAGTGCCGCGTGCATATCACCATTGCAGTGTGCATCCGGGATTCTTGCCACCGCCTCCGCCGTAGCCTCACTGAGCGAAAGTGCCGCCCCAATGCTTTTCACTACGAGAAGCTCCTGCTTCTCTCTGATCTTCTCTTTCTCTTCCCGTCTTTTTTCCCGCTTATCTAACTTCCGCTCCAAAATCCCGAAGCAAAATGCTGTGATTCCAGACGGGATCCCCAAGGCAAGGACAAATGCCCAAAAATCCATATTTTTCACCTTCTTTCCTTTAAGTTTATATATATAAAAAGAACGCCTGCCCGCATTACACAATCCTGTAACGGGGCCGTTCCCTCTCCTGCATCCACGGAATGTATTTGCGCAGCCATAAGTACATAAGATACCTGATCCAGTCATCAAGCACGATTCCGACTACTGACAGTGGCATCCAAATCAGAGAAAAATATAAGCATATCTGGCCGTACAGGTTAAATGGCAGACCAGAGTAGTCCCACACACCCCAGCCGAGCCACAGATTAACCACGCAGCCTGTGAAAAACTCAAACACCGTTATGATGACCGCGCTCACTACCGCCTGTCTCAAAAGACACCAGTGCCACGGGATCTTATACTCGTTTAGCAGTCCCATAAGCACGAAGCAGACACCGCCCATAGTAAACATACTCCAGTGGGTATAGCCTCTCCAAAGTATCTCTATCCACGTATACACACGACCGCCGATCAGAAACAATAGGAGTTCCATGCCTACTCCTCCCCGTTCCCTGCTTCGCGCTGTGCAAGTATATCCCTCAGTACTTCGCTCTGATACTTTGCCGGGATTTCACAGCCGTATACAACCGAATTGACTGTATCAGCATCTTCCAGCGTCCTGACCCACACGTTAAGCGCATTACAGTATGTTGTGTGGTATGTCACATACCCAAGCGCCGCCTCCACGATCATCTGCATCTCTTCTTTTGCATAATATCTGCACGGGTGTCCGTCCTGATGATACTCATACCGCTCCGCTCCTGCCGCCATCTGTGCCTGCTTACCGAAGAGATTGATCTGATCTTTCTCCGTCAGGCTGAAATGCTCTGTCCCGCCCGGAAGGACAACATCAACCCCGAAATAGATTGCCTGCTCGCATTCCATTGCAATCTCCTGCAGCTTCATTTCCTTTATTTCTTCCAGCGTCGGAACGTATTGTTCCGGCTCCGGCGCAGGTTCCGGCTCCGGCGGCGCAACATACACACTGTCATCGTCAGAAAACTGTGCCCCTCCTTCGATGTTCCTGTAAATTGTCCTGAATCCTGTATAATCCCATTCATCCTCGCAATTTATACGTGACAATATAAACCCGTTCCCTTTGATCGGAAAATCGCCGGTTATCTGCATTACATGTTCACTCACCTGCGTGAAGTCAACTGCATACTTTTTTTCTTTTTCTCCTACATACACAAGGTGTAACATTAGTTTCTCCTTTCTCCGGATAAAAATAAGAGCCTTTTGGCTCCATCTGATAAGTTACATATTCAATTTCCCTGCTACTGTTTCTGTATCAATATAGTAATTGCACCGGTTTAATCCGGCTTGTAAATGCAGCATTGAACCATATTTGTTACAGTAGCGGTTTCGGTATTATTTGAGGTGATTGATGCTTCAACTTCAATCGTGTCACCTTTCGCCAAACTTAATGTTACTTGTTCGAACGCATAGCTCCTACCGCTTCCACCGCACGAATAGCTTACAGCCGCAGCATTATTGACCTTCAAGGAAAGCTTGCCGACATAGTTCTTGTGATCGTTGCTTTTCTTTATCGTAGAATAAATATTGTACGATCCGCTTGCGTTACAAATAAGCTGTGTATCTGATTTCTTTGTAAATCCTGTACAGCCGACCACGTTTATTGATCCCGTTTTTTTTGCTCCATTTCTGCCTGTGACTGTTACCTTTCCAACAAATAATGCTGTCGAAGTGCTGCTAAAAGGGAACACTGTATCTGCACCTCCCGGAGTTTTATAGCCTGCGATTTTGCCTGTTGATTGATCTATGATCCAATTCGGTTGTGCCGCCATTTTATTAATTAACTCCTTAACCGTTGCCGCCCCAGCCACATTCTCTGCGTTGGTATTTGCTAATATTTCCTCTTTTGTTTTCAAAACCCTCGTCTTTGCCACCATTTTAGCAACGACTCCGTTCTTCCAGAGTCTGTTCAACTTGTTTGCCGATATCATTTTCATTATAAAAGCCCTCCTATCCGTTGAATGTTCCCGCGATAATCTGATCAATATCTGCATCTGTCGCTTCGGTCATTTCTGCCCATGTTCCATCACCCCTGAGAAAAGAATTTTGCTTCCCCTTCCCCGGTGCCGGAACCAATCCCTGTGTGCCGGATGCTGCCGCAGTTGCCCCCGTCATTGGACTGTACGTCGTATTAGTATCTGTAAATTTTGCCCCGGCCGGTACATTCGCGGCAACTGTATGCCCATTTACAGTAGCCGCATTACCGCCATTCGCCGGAAGCGTTGTCGGAATTTCAGTTTTCTTTGCAAAAAGATTCGTTATTTTCTGTTCAAATCCTTTCGCAAAGCGCTCTAAGTGTGATGTATGTATGACTCCCATTGCTTATGCTTCCTTTCCTTTAAACGAATTTCTAATAATATTGTCTACCTCTTTATTTATACTGTCAGCCGATTCCTCTTCTTCACCAACATATGTGCCTGCTATGATCGCGTCGATATCCTCGTCGGATACTACATTTTCGCTCTCCTCTTCATATTCATCCTCATATGTTCCATTGATGATTTCTTCGATCACGCTGTCAGTTGCGATATCAATCACTCCTACCCAGTCCGGATCCTCCACATAGATTTCTTCGATAATATCATCAATATCCTGATCTGTTGCCCATCCATACGCAACCAGCGGTCTGATGACTGCCGCTATCTCATTGATCGCATCCACAAGACAGCCTTTATTCTCCGTAAGCAGCTCAGACAGATCCCCGATCTGCTTCTTGAGATCTTCTATCTTTTGATTAAGTTCCGCCTGAATCTCCGCTTTCAACTTTTCCAGATCTTCTTTAAGCACCGCCGCGCTGCTGCTTGTCTGCAATGATACATATGCCGCATCAGATACCGTGATATAATACTCCTCAATAATCTCCACGGCTGCAAGCCCGTTATAACACGGAAAAAAGTCCGGCTCCTTTGCCACGGAAATGGAATACAGGATTCCCTCTCCCTCCTCTCCCTTCTTTTTAGCATAGATACCAATCTCTGTCATCCTGTAGCCTTCTGTCAGGCTAACGTTTGACATCAGCGTTTTCAGCAGAATGCAGTTATCCGTTGCCTTCTCGATTCTGCTAAATTCAAACTGCTGTTTCGGTTCCCTGATCTGCCATGCTTTCTGCAGCATCGGTCTTGTCATTTCCTGCTCATCATAAACGCCGCTACCTGTAACCAGCTTCGTGAAAACTATCTGCTCTCCTGTGAGAATATCCGCTGATAAAGCAAGCCCTGCATCTGTCGTGACCGCTGCGTAAAACTCTGCCATGTTTGCTTATCCCTCCCTTATCCTTATTCTCTGTACGTTTGACACCGCTGTGCCGTGATAAACCTCCTTCTTTATTTCGTATTTATCATGCCAGACATCGGATATGATGATGTGCCCGCTGTTCTTCACTGCCACCCCAACATACAGCGTCTGACTGATCTTTCTCCTGAATGTGATTGATTCCAGATGCGATCTTGTGTTCTTCACTTTCCACAGCGCCGCAAGAAAGTCTTCGATCTGCTCCTCCTCTATCCGCATATCTGTCTCAAGAAGAACCCTGAACAGATATGGCGCTGCTCCATACTCAAACCATTCCTGCACCCGTGCGGAGTCGCTTCTCCACACCAGATCTGTCAATTCCCTGACGGCAGACACGGTTCCCGCCCTGCAATGCCAGAGCAGCGCTTTTTTTACCGCTTTCCTTTTTTCCAGAACCGGCAGGGATGTATCGTAATACTGCGCCCGAAATTCTACTGCCAGCAGATCCACGATCTGCTCCGGCAGGATATCGACCCCAGCATATACTGCCACCGGGTCTATTTTCCCCAAAAGCATCCTCGCTGTCTCCCCCAGCGCATAACTCATTGCCTTAATCTGTGCGTCCCCGCGCAAAGCCTCCGGCATGAGTCCGATCGGCTCACATCCGCTTATCTTAATCATCCTCGATTCCTCCGTATAAGACCCGTATTTCTCCCACGGGCAGGGCAATGCCTGCCTGCGTTATGGCGGAAAACTGCGGTTCCCTGATCTCCAGACGTTTTGCTCCTGCAAGTAAAAGCATCTTTCTGAGCTGATCCGGATTAATATCCCTTCCGATCCTTTCCCTCTGCCATGTGATATATTTCTGTGCTGCCTCCTGTACCTGGTCATTGATCGCGGATGCCCTCGCCCGGTCGCTTTTGTTTATGTAGTATGTCAGGTCAATCTCATATTCCTGAATTTCCGGTGCCCGGACAATCACCTGATCGGTGAGCGGACGTACCTCTTCATTTTTCAGATACTGCTCTAACTCTGCAATCATCGTTTCCTCCGGCAGCTGTCCATCCTGCAGTATAAAGAAAATATCCACTTCCCCCGGAATATCCGATCCTACCATCACATCAGTTATGGCCGGATTGAATGTTCTTACCCAGTATCTGTAAGCATCGTCCGGCCCTGCCGTAGACCAGGAAGCCGGCGCAAGGAAAATTCTCTCCGCAAGATTCTCATCCGATTCTAAATCCGCCCCGCCCTCAGAGACTGTGATGTTCTCAACTTTTTCCACATACGCGACCGGGTCTACTAATGTCTTGATCGCGCCGATCCCATATCCATTCCCTTTTATCCCAATTTCGCGACACTCTGCATTTACTTCTCCGAAAAGCTGCCCCGCCGGAATTTCCAGCATATCTAACGTTTTAAAATATACACCGTCCGAAGCGGTAACCCTGATGCCCTCCCTGATGGCCGTTGCCCCTGGACGTTTTGATGACAGTGTGAAACGAAGCCTTACTTTCGCCGTCGCTCCCGGATTTCTCGCTATTCCCTTTAAAGCACCGATATTCTCAAGGTAATCACCGTAACTGTATTTCAACAAAGCCATTTTCCCCGCGCGGTCAGCATACTGGGCAATCTGATAGATCAGAAGGCAGTTTGTATATGCCATCAGCCTGACCGGGTCAGCTTCATGCAGAACCAGATCCCTGCCCGTCAGTTCCCTGTATTTTTTCTGCATTTCCCCTATATAAAAATCCAACATGTCTTCTATAGACATGTTCTCAATAAAGCTCACGTCCGGGTACTCCAGTACCGTCTTCATTTCCACGCGTCATCACTCCTTTTTAAATATATAACCGGGATCAACTGTCCCCCTTCGCCCGCAGCATATTCCACCTGCTCTACTTTTACCCTCTTTTCATAGCGCCGGGTTTTCTCAATCACTTCCAATGCCAGTATGTTTTTCGCAATGGGTATCGGTTGGTCAAGAAAGTCCTGCGCAAGTCCGAAATCCCTGTCAAGCGGCTGTTCACCCTCCCGCACAGAGTACAATGTAGTAAGGCACCTCCTGATATTCTCCGCTTCACTCTCCCTTATCCCGTTTATCCTGATAACTGCCGCCTGTATGTTGATCACAAGTATTCCTCCATGCTGATATTCAGCGTCGCCCTGGCTATCTCTCCGTGGCTCATCACCACATCAAACGCCTCCGATACTGACGATATATAAAACTTATTTCCGCTCACTGGGCGGCCGCCTATGACCAGATATTCCGTCTCCCCGTTTTCTGCTGCCTCCTCGATCCTGTCCATGACTTCCCTTGGTCTGATGCCGAGCATAACATCCAGCATGATCTTAAAGCTGACGCTCCTGCTGCCCGGTCCCGTAAACTCCGGTCTGTCCTTCTGCCCGATCACGCTGTGCTTCGCGTATTTGCCAGATACTTTCTGTGTCATTCCCGAAAAAGTCAGTATCTTCTGGTCAGATGTCTCAAAAACAATCCTGCTGCCAAAGTTTCCAACCATCCCCATGTTTATTCACCCAGCCTCTCTATGATCTCTGCAAGAGTGATGCTGTGCTGTCCGTCGGAGAACCTAAGTGTGCCCCCAGACGATATGGTTACCGCGTTCTCCCCCGACAGCCTGCTTGTTCTCCCCGATATATTCATATCTGTGCCCGCTCTTATTGTGACGGACTCTTCTGCCCTGACCTCCACGCATGTTCCTGCCTGCACCCTTATATCTTCCACAAACTTAAAGAATGCTTTCAATATAACTGCCTCAAGCTCGTTTTCTTCCTGCTCCATCGTGACATCCGTCTTTATGCTTGCCGATATCTTGTCCTCTTCCCCGCCTGTCACTTCCAGACATGACAAATCGATATTCATTTTTTCTGTCTGTACAGCTATAGAAAAGTTTGCAAAAATCTCCACGTTCGGGCCATCAAGAACCGTCTTATTAACGCCATTAATATGAACATTTGCGGCCTTTACCAGATATTCTCCCGTCGCATCGCTGTATTTTACATAAGCCGCGTCTTTTTCCCTTGAAAAATCCTTTCTGTAAAGTTTCTCTCCGGTTTCTGTCGGTATGTTCTTTTTGTTCCACACTGTCCCGAGGAGAACGCCGCGGCTGCTTCCGTTCGACAAATGCGCCACAACCACATCCTGCCCTGGCTCCGGCATCCGGTATTCATCATTGAAATTCATTGTCGGAAGATTTATTGTCACCGAATCGTCCTTGTCCCGGTATGTTACCCGCACCATTCCCGACTCGTAATCAACCGATGACACTCTTCCTATCCTAATCTCACTGTCAGCCATTCCCCGCGCTTCCTTTCGTTCCCGGAATCTTTAATGCCGTACCCGGAAACAGCCAGTGTCCGTTGCTTGAATCCCTTTTGCCCCGTCCCCTGGCTGTCTCCTCTATCACTTCTTTGTTTATGTCATAAATTTCTGCGTATCTGGTAGGAGACCCCAGTGTCTGTTCTGCAATCTTCCAGAGCGTATCGCCTTTCTCCACTGTGTACTCTCCGCCGCCCGTTTCCGTTTCTTCCGGTATTTCATCTATCAGAACAACCGCATTGTCCATCCTGTATCCTACCTTATGGGCTTCGATGGACTGCCGTGACGCACCGTTTCCGCTTATTTTCGTCACTACCTTGTCCAGATAGTAGATGCCGTCCGGCACCCCGAAACCTGAAATGCGGATGCATCTGCTTGCAAGCAGCTCCCTTCTTGCCTTGACGGTACCAGAAAATGTTATGTCCTTCTTATTTGCGTTGTTTAATGCCGCAACCGCCTTCCTCTGTGCGTCCGCGGCACTATCCGCCTCCTCGTTGATCTCTTTGATCCTGTCACCCCCGCCCACGGTAACAATGTGGTCTTCGCCGGTTCCTGGATCAGAATAAGCAATCTTTGCCCCTGTGTATGTTCCCTCCAGCGTGGATTTATACTGGTACCCTGCGGCAAAGTCTTCATACTTCAATTCTGCAACGGGCGGTGCTGTTTCATAGGCTACCTCGTCAAATATGACGATCTTTTCAGCAAACACCTTCATTGCCAGCCCGTATTTTTCGCATACTGCATACAAAAACTTGCAATCCGTCTGGCGGTCCTGCTCCATTGATCGCACCGGGATATCCTCTGCCTCGTAGTATAATGATATCCCTGCTCTGGACGCAATTTCCTCCGCGATCTCCTTCACGGTGACCTCTTCCCAGTTCTTTGTCCGTTCTTCCTCGTTGAAAGCCGTCGATCTCGGAATAGATACTGCTCCGATCGTGCAGGCGGGCGGTGGTCCTGACATGGAAATGTCGTCCACCTCAAAGGAACCGCAGTAAATGCTCCAGCTGTCACCTTCCCCATCCCAGTCGTGAAAGGCTGCCGTTGCACTTATATGATCCCCTTTCCGCGGCGCCCAGCTCCCCATCCACATCCTGTCACGGTCCTGCAGCGACAGGGATAATTCATCCGATTCCCCGGATGCCACGTCCGTATAGGTAAGCGACTTGATGCTGCCCGCTATCTCATCCGTAATATTCACATGTTCATAGTTAACGCTGACTGACGCCCGTCTCGCCTTGCTCATCCCTGTCTCCTCCATATGGGAATATCTGTTTCGTCTGCTGGCAGATCAGGTGTATTAACCACCGTTCCCGCAGAAAATACCGCTATGTCTAGAAGCGGAAGGTTATTCTGCATCAGATATCCCGTGTACTTCTCGCTTCCGTAGACCTTTTTTGCCACCTCGTCCCAGCACTCACCCTGCTTTGTCTTGTACATGTGTTCGCCCTTCTTGTCTTATACATAAAAAGAACGCCTGTTATCAAGCGTTCTTTTTGCCTTACTATTTAAAATCGTTTTATGCCGCACCACCTTGCTTCATTTCCGCCTGTGCCGCCCGGTAACCCTTCGCATAACCATAGCTGAATATATTAGCAATTACTTTTGCAGCTTCTCCTTCTTCTACCAAATGAACAGCGTCGAAAAGTTCGTTCAAGTTCATGGAAAATCTAACATTTTCCTTATGCCGCTTCTGGAAATTCTCAATGTACCTTTTAATTTTTTCCATAACAAAATCTCCTTTCGATGTTTGACAACTACACCAAAGGGAGATACAATATATCTATCAACCACTTCGGTGTGTTGTGAGTGATAAAAGTAGTCGTCTTCCTCCAAGTTGACCGGCTGCTTTTATTCTTTTGTTATCTCTCGATAAACCATATCAATTCCTTTTCTGACAATTTCAGCCTTACTCATGCCCGTTTCCTTTACGCAATAGTTCAGCTTTTCAATGTCATTATCCGACAATCTGAAACCCGTCCAATTATTTTTAGGGTCCGTTGTCGGTCTGCCCGTTCTAGGCGACACCATACCACCTCCCAACTTTTGTTTGTGCATATATTGTAATATATGTTTGTGCAAAAGTCAAGAGGAATTTTTTTATGTTGTAACTTCTCCCCTATGCGGCAATCAGTTTCTTCGTTCCGTTTGTGATGAAGTCTTTCACATCTTCATAACCCCATCCGCAATCCACCAGACCACTCACAACCATTTCGACAGACTGAACCTTCGCAAGTTCCTCCTGCGCAAATAAGTCCCGCAGATTGTCCTGTTTGGTTATGCCGTATTCTTCCCGTAACTGCTTGGCGCTCTTTCCGAATACCGCTTTATAAATCAAATCTGTATAAAGAGAATAAGCGTGTCCGTGGGTACGCTCGTTCTCTCCCGACTGCTGAATCGCCTTTGTAAGCGACTGCCGGACTGCAATTCCCTTTTCACGCTCAATCAGTTTGCCTTTAAGAAGTTCCTCCATCTGGTTAAACTGATTGATATATGCCAGCTTAAATCTCATGGCTTTCTCACCAGTGTACCCCATAACAAGAAGCGTAAAACCATCCCGATTCATATAATACATCGGGTTTTTCTTACCATTAGACGCCTTGTAATTATCTTCATAGAATAGCCCCGAAAATTCGGGGGTACTGATTTTTGACTGTATCTCCCGAATATCCTCTATAACATGATAATGTTCTTTCTCAAATGTTGCCGCCACATCAAGACTCGTGACAACATTGATCTCTTTTTTGTTCAGTTTCTTTGTCTCCACTAACATAATACTATTCCTCCTTTGATAGCTCTCTAATTTCCTGCATCCAAAAAGGCGCCGCCTTTCGCAACGCCCTGATCGGTAACATGGGGAGGTTAGGAACTTACCCTGACAGAAGTGCTCCCCTATATTCAATTAATTTCATCCCTCCGCCTTTCCCTGCAAACAAAAAACACCAGATTGCTCTAATGCTTTCTATGCATTGTCCCCTGCCTCACTATATCATGCTACTATAATACTACATGTAGTAATGCAAAATCATGCCATCTTTACGAGAAACTGACCCGCCGGTTATTTTTCAGATATGTCTCCATCAGCCGCGCGAACTTCTCGTTCTCGTCGTCCAGAATATCCTCTATTTCGTCCTTTGACGGCGCGCCGCCGTTAAACTGTATCGTGCGGCTGTTATCCACCTGAATCACGACGTCTCCCGATCCTGCGTATGCCGCCTCTTCAACAGATGCCGCTAAATGCTCCGCGCCCCCGGAAAGACCATCCATTCCCAGAAGTTCCCCTGTTTTTACCCACAGATCAATCGCATTCTGGGATCCATCCAGCGGAATTGCTGCCTCTGGACCGTCCTCAGCGAACCTCGCTATATGCGGTACCGTAAAAATGCCGCCGTCCGCATGACCCGGCATGTCTGCTCCCGGGCTTGCGGCATATCCTGCTGTCTTTATGCCCGGCAGTTTCACGCCAAGCCCCACCGCATCAAGTCCCTGCGTGAGTCCCACGTTGCACGCTTCCATCACTGCATTCTGCACAACCAGCTTATTTTCCCTGATACCCGCCGCTATCTGCTCCGGGATATAGGTGCCCTGCTCCTGCAAGTCTTCCAGCATTGCCTGATACTCCGGGTTATTCCTTGCCTCTTCCCCCATCATAGCATATATCGCTTCCTGATCTCCGACCAGCGCACCGATCGCCGCCGAATCAAGCATTCCTTGTCTGATTGACTCCGGCACCGCCTTTCCGGCTTCGCGGAACTGCCTGACGGTTTCCTGTTGCTGCGCAAACTGTGGCTGCATCTCTTCCCATAGTTCTGACAATGCTGCTTTGTCAGATCGCTCCAGTCCAATATCCATTCCTTTGTAGATCAGATCCGCATCCCAGTTTAACGCGCTATTCCCTGTCGCTCCTATATTGTCAAGAGACAATCCCATCTGTTCTCTGATCTTACCATTCAGATCAATCCCGCCGATCTCATCCGCATATTGTTCTCTAATCACCTGATTCTGGAAATCGGCTACCTTTGCCTGTATTTCTCCGATCTGCTCCAGATAATTTGTCTGGAACTCATCCATCATCCTGTCGTACTCTGTCTGGTCAACCGTCCCGTCCCGAAGCATGATCCCCGCATTGGATGCCGCCATAACAAAGGACTTTCTATACTCTTCGCCTGCTGCCGCTGTCTGTTCTGCCAGCTCCGCCTGCATATTCATAAAACTGTCTGCGTCAAGAGCCCCGCCCGTCAGATACTCGGACTTCATCAGTTCCAGATTCGCGTCATACTCCGCTCCCGCCAGTGCGTTCTGAATTTCCGCCATCTGGCTCTGCAGCTGTGTAATCTTTTCCACCTCATCAATATCCAGAAGTCCGTCATTAAACGCTTCTGTTATCAGATTGTTTAAATCTGTCCCTAGCTGCTGCAGCTCATTCTGCTTCGTGGCGTAAAATTGGTTAACCTTTGTGACAATATTATTGCCTTCCAGATCGTCATCCGTCAGCACGCCCACGGCAATATTGACCGCATACTGTTTCTGCGTCAGATACTCCTGCGTGGATGCTATATAACCCTCGACCTGGCTCCTATACTCCTCCTGCTCTGCCTCCCCGAGCTCCATGCCCATGGAAATCTTCCAGTTCATTTTATTGAGGGCGTCCGTCGTGGACTTGATATCATCCGCGATTCCCTCCGCCTCGTCCATTGCCAGAACGGACTCGCGGATCATATCCAGCTCCTTGCTCTGCACGATGTGCGATGCCGTTTCCTGCAAATCTTCAAGTGAAAGTGTTATCTTTCCGAAATGGGCGTCCAGGTTCGCCCTTTTTGCCTCGTTGGACGCTTTTTTTACTGCCGTCCCGATCCCGGTAATCACACCCGCCACCGCGCCAAGCCCCATAATTGCCATCCCAACAGGATTCAATGCCCCGAGGGCACTCACCAGCGCGGACACGCCGAAAGCTACCTTGTATGCCGTAAGAGCTGACCCGATCCCTGCGATTGCCCCGGTAATCACACCCGGATTGTCAGCAAGCCACCCTCCCACAGCCAGAAAAGGCTCCGCAAAATCGCCGATTGCTTCGCCTGCTTCCTTCGTCTTCCGTACCATGGTGGGCAGTTTCTTTGTTGCAGACTCTATCATATCCCCGATTGCATCTTCATTTCCTGCCATGCTGTCTATAAACTCATTAACCAGACCGATCCCCTCTGTCAGCCCCGGTCTCAAGTCATCATAAACACTGATTCCCAGATCAGTGATCTTATTCTTTGTCATCTGCGTCTGGCTTTCCAGCGTCTTGTACCGCTGTTCAGCCTCCTTTGTCAATGCCGTGTTCTCCTCCCATGCGTCTGACGCCATCTCCAAAGCATCTTCAAACATGCCGCTGGCATTAGATGCCCGCAGCAGGGTATCTCTCAGTCTCACTTCTGTCAGCCCCATCTCATCCAGAACCGCGATTGCGCTCTTCCCGTTTCTCTCTGTATCACCAAGCCCGGAAAGGAAAGCATTAATAGCTGTAGTGGCATCTTCTGTAAAAGCCTTCTTAAACTCACTTCCCGTCATGCCTGCCACTTTTGCATAGTTTTTCAAGCCTTCTCCTGTTTCCACCGCCATCTGCAGCTTTGTTAGCATTTTTGAAAATGCTGTACCGCCCGCCTCTGCCTCGATTCCTACCGATGATAATGCCGCAGAATAAGCCATGATGTCCGGCTCTGACAATTTTACCTGATTGCCCGCTGCCGCAATCCTCATTCCCATCGACACGATATCCGACTCGGTAGTCGCCATGTTATTTCCCAGCTCTACCACTGTGCTTCCAAGTTCATCAAATTTATCCTGCTGCATATTTACAATGTTTGCAAACTGTGCAAACTCTGTCGCCGCCTCGTCGCTGGTCAGGTTCGTAGCCACATCCATGTTTGCCATCGTTGCCGAAAATTCAATGATATTTTCGTTGCGGATGCCAAGCTGACCGCCTGATTCCGCGATTGCCGACAATTCCGCCGCCGTCATTGGAATTTCTTCTTTTGCCATCCTCCTTAAATCAGCCCGCATCTGCGCCAGCTCTTCACTTGTCGCATTTACTGTCTTTTTTACGCCAGCAAAGGCAGACTCAAACTCTGATCCCACATGAATGGAACCAATCAGCCCGGCAGATATCCCCGCACCCGCCATACCTGCCATAAGCTCAATGCTTTTAAAAGATGCCTTTGCCGCCTTCTCCAACCCAGAAAAGGCGGGCTCGGCATCTTTCAGCCCCCGGCTTATCTTCTGCCCCATGGAGCCGTATGTGCCGTTTGCCAGTTCTGCAGACTTTGCCGCCTGCTTCGCAATATCACGCAGCTCTTTCTTAGTCAGCTTTGTGCTTTCATAAAACGACTTTTCAACTTCTCCTGCGATTTTTATCGCCAGTTCGTACTCTTTGCTCTTTGGCAATCCGGATCACCTCCTTCGCGATCTCCATCAGTTCATCAATCGGTAATGACATAAAATATTCCAGACTGCCGTATCCTGCGGCGGTCATCTGCAAGCAGAGCCGCCGCATCCCCGGCGCATCTTCTGGCTTTATTCCTGCCTGAATAAAAAACTTGTCACGCGTCCTTTTACCGCCATCGCCGCATAGGGCGGCAACTGGTCAAAAAACTCCAACGGGAGCCCTGTCGCAAGGTTTGCCATATTCAGCGCATACTCCAGCGTAAGCTCCTGCGTGGCATCCACATTCCCGCTGCGGGACATTCTTCTGTTGATTGCCACCATATCCGCCGCTTTGATCTCGTGCAGCCCTGTCAGGTCGATCCTGTCATAAGTTTCGCCCTCAAACCTGACCGGCTTTTTTAACGGAATCACCCAGAAATCTTCCACTTCGCCGCCCATGACCTCCGCTTTCTCTACCACTGCCACATCTGCCTGCTCTTTTTCCATCTTATCCATTTTCTGCACCTGTCCTTTCCTTCCTGTTGTTTTTCCCTTTAACACTGCTTCATGATATCCTTGAGCAAATCCTTCCCGGCTACCTTGTACACGCTGTTCAGCTTATCCAGCTCCAGCATCGTCTCGCCGTCGATCTCCGCCAGAAGATAGGTCAGTTCCAGTGTAATCGAGGCATTCATCAGATCCCCGATCTTTACCGTCCCGAACTTGGCAGCCGTCGGGTGTCCCCGGAATACAAAACGCATCGCGGACGTGCTGATTGTCCCGCCTGTCTCGCGGTTCCGCTGCTGGACGGAAGAGCGGAGCACCACCTTTGACTGTTCGCCGGTGTTTAACATGGTAAAGAAATCCCTGTCAATCATCCTGAACGGGATTTCCTGCGACATGCTCTGAAACATGCCCACTACTGATGTATTATACTCCCCAAGAATTCCAGCACCGGACACTGCTGCCGTCATTGCCTGCAGTTCTGCGATATTGACCTCCGCCGTCGTGCCCATGATCCTGTTCGCATCATTGTAGACCCTGAAATTATTGATTACCTCCGGGAATACGATCCCGCTGTTATTTGTCTCTATCATTATGCCGCACCTCCTGTCGCCGATAAGCTGTCTTTCAGAAGCTCAGGATCGAACTTAAGGATGAACACGATATCCTCCGCCGGCGTAAAGGCCGCCATATAGATATGGAAGATCACCTGTCCTGTCAGCACATTCTCCACGCTGTTCTCTTCCTCATTGTACTCAATCCTGCCGCCCGCCAGTTTCCCGGCGGATATGTAACTGTTCAGACGGATATTCTCAGAGTCAACGATGCTCTCGATCAGCCGGAAGTTTGCCGGGCTGTCCACCTTCTCGCTGTATATCGTGATCAGGCTGTTAGCCATCCACGAGAACATCCTCCTGCACGCGATCCATCTGTCCTTCATGTCTGTCCCCTCCGGGTAAATGGATGTGTTGTTGCCCCACGACCGCCAGTTTCCCTCGCTTATCAGCGTCACCACGCCGACCCCGCTTAAGGTGTTTGCCTGCTCCCTGTCCATAAATATCTCTGTCCCGTCTGCAAGCACCGCTTTATCCACTGCCAGTAGCTTATTTGACAGATACAGGCTGGGAACATTGTCGTTGGAAGCATCCGTATGCGCCGCCATCGCCCCGAACATGGCGGAGTAATACAGCCGCTTTCCTGCTGCCTCCACCATGGGCCACAGCACGATTCCCTGCTCATCCTGATAGCCTGTCTCCTCCTTCACTTTCGGGACATCCGTATACAGCCTAGTATCTTCCGTCGGCAGATCAAGCAGGCACTCCGCCTTGAATACGCCGTTGATATATCTGCTCTTTGCCAGCATGACAGCCCCTACTTCCGGGTCGTGGCTCCATCCGGGTGCAAGCAGGAACGCCGGTACCATCCCTGTCCGGGGATAAACCTGCCTGATCGCTTCTAATCCGCTCTCTTTTCCCGTCTTCACATCATAACCGCCAATGACGTCCTCTGCCGTCACCTTGGACGGGTCAATGCTGGCAGATTCCACCGTCACGCCCGTCAGCGTCTCCGTCTGCTCAGACAACAATGTAATTACCAGCTGTCCCTTCTCGTTGAATGACAGCACATAATCCACATCGTTCTCCAGCGTAGTCTCTCCTGCATTTACCCTGACGCTGTCTTTCAGCACGCCCGTCAGATCGTCTGCCACAGCCTGGCTGTTTACAACGCTGTACTCTTTCACCCCATTATCTTTCCTGTGCTTTTGGGGATCCAGCACATTAATAAATACAACCGGCGCCACCTGATAAGCAATAAAACTGGCATACATAGACTGGCACAGCGTATATGCCGAGAAATCCTCGCTGTAGCCGAGTTTTCTTTTCGCCTCAGTAATGCTCATGCATAAAACCGGGACATTTACCACTGCGTCAGGATTCTCTGCCAGATTGACCGGCGCGGTGCCGATTACCACCTGGAGGCCTGAACTGCTGACCGGCTCCGCCGTGTCTGTCCCCTCCTCAACAACGCGTACCCCGCGATAATATTTGTCGCTCATGCTTGTGCTCCTTTCCCGGCATATTCCAATGCCCGCTTATAACATACGCTTTCCGCAGACTGCTGATCAGTCAGCGCCCTTCTCACCCGCGCTGCGTCCTTCGTCCCCACCAGCAGCTTTTTGGCTGCAGGCAACTCGGTTACCAGCCGCTGCATCTGCGGCGTCAGCCCGTTTCTGTATACTGTACCCGTCATTGCCATTCCTGCAACGGCAGGGCCTAACCAGATCACAGCCTTCTCCTGCCGTTCTGCCTGCTTCTTTGCCGTCTCTTCCCGTTGCGACGTCGCAACACTCTTTTTCTCAGACATATCTGTCCTCCTTTTCCACAAAAAATGTCTCCCACTTCATTGTCATGCCTCCCGCGAAGTATGGATACCTGTCCTCATCATCCAAAAGCCACCCTATCCCAGCTTCCTGATCCAGCCTGTGCTTTCCCTGCAGGACGGGATCCCTGATAAAACGCTCTGCGATTTTGTGCATCGCATTTAACAACTCCTGCTGCCCCTGATTCTGCTCCTCATCATTGAATACCGCAAGAATCAGCATCACGGAAACGCTCTGCGCCCCGCTGAACATTCCACCCGATTCAGCTTTTACGATACAAAACGGATAGGGATCCTCCTCCGTTTCTTCTTCCTCCGGCATGAGCGCTCCCTTCCTGATTGTCTGCCGCCGTTTCGGAATGTCTTGACAGTACGCCCGCATCGGCGCCATCTTTCCCGCCGGATCCTTAAAGCGCATGTTGGCGAGTATTTTCTCAATTTCCTCTGCCAGATCCTTCTGTAACTGCAGCACCGTCATGTTGATCCTCCTATCACCGCATTCATGTGCTTATGCAGTCGAAAGGTAAGTTCTTCCTGCAGTTCCGTGTACATCCCTTCCCTTTCATAAACCATCTCTGCTGCTTTTGCTTTAGACAATGACACGATTTCCTTGATTGCTTCGCGGCCTTTTGTGTTTCTCCCCGGCATATGTTTCTTCATATACTTTCCTGGAACTCGCTGAAAAACACCTTCATGACCGCTTTTCATCTTCGCCATGAATGCTTTGTACACGCTCTGCCCATTTTGCACTTCAAGTTCCTGCAGCATAGACGCTCTCAGGATTTTTACCCTAGCACCGTTTCTTTTACTGCCTTTTCGGTGTTGATAATATTTTCCAACTCCAAGAGGCTCTCCCCTTACAGTGAGTGTCGCACCAATATTCCTGACCGTACTATTTTTCTTTTTAATGTCTGCTTTTTTAAATCCTTTGAGCGTATAGGTGTCATGGACCTCTTCATATATCCTGTCTTTTGCTAGTCCAGCCACTTCATTAACCGCTTTCTTTAAGACATCCTGCATTCTGTCCTCTTTGCCAAGTTCCGCCAGCCTTTTTTCAATCGCGCTTACCGCCGCCGGATAAGGCTCAATCTCAATTATCATGACCTTTTCGCCTCCAGATTGATCGAGTATATCCCGTCCTCGTTGTCTGCCTCTGTGATTTCATATTTTTTCCCGTCCAGATCCAGAAGTCTGCCGGGCGACGGAAGAGGACCAAAGTCCTCAGCTGCGACATAAAAGAGAAGCTGCTTTTTATGCAGCTCCGCATCTATGCCCCGCCGGATTCTCTTTTCCCTCTCCGTCAGTTCATTCTCATCAATGATGATCAGAACCGTTTCACCGTTGATCTCATGCTCTTCCCCGAACTCCTCAAAGTTGAGGAACACACTTTTGATATCACTTCTGAGGACATCCTTAAAAGTCTTCACGCGTTGATCTTTACCCATACGGTCCCGCTTTCCGCCGGGGATTCCGCCGCCACATATCCTGCCAGCGTGTTATCCGTCTTCGTTGTCGTAATGCCATCTGCGGAAAGATACACCACCGTGCCGACAGCCAGTGCTACCTTATCTTTCTTCGTGAACTCGTACACGCCCGACACATGAACCGATCCTAACCCGCCCGGCTCAATATCCGTCCCCGCTACGCCGATCCTGCTGCCCATTGTCAGGACGTCTCCCGCCTCGATCTTATTCTCTGTCGCATTCACATAATCAAGGGCTTCTCCCCTGTGCCAATATTTTGCTTTCATCCCGCATTCCTCCTTACGCAAGCTCAACCGTCATGTTCACCGCCACACCCGGATTTTTGATCGCTCCGCGGTAGTCCATCACATTCACAGCCCAGTCAAGATAAATGTCCCACACAAACCCAAGCGTTCCGGGTACTTCCGACCGCCTGATGTTGGGCACATCCTGCCCGTTCAGATAATCCACCTCCACAAAATCCGTGTCCTCTTTTTCACCGACCAGCCACCACGGCATTACATTGCCGAATCCTCCGCACAAGGCGTTGATCGTGGGATCTTCGATTACCTCAATGCTTTCCCTATACTGATACAGCGGGTTTACCGCCTGTGTGTTACCGGCGGTGTTAATCGTCGGGCTGTAAAACATGGTGTACATGTCAAATTTATAACCACTGGGTACAATCAGTGCCGCCGGCCGGATCAGGCAAACCTCTCCAAACTCATCTTTCTGGTTCGTAAGCGCCATGATCATGCCCTGCACAGCCTCCCTCGTAATGCCCGTCCCTTTTGCAAGCAGATTGGAATGCTTTTTGCAGAACAGCTTGTCACCGTCATAGATCGCGCTATCCCCGATCAGTTTCTGGTAGCACTGCTTGTTCTGCGTCTTGCGGGCGGAAGCGGCATACTTTGCAGGCATACGGGTCACCAGATCCACGTCGTCATTGATAAACGCCTGTCTGGACATGGTAAACTGCCTGCCGTATGTTTTCAGCTTACGGGTCGGACGCTTTCCATCTTTCCATACATCATGTTTCAGCTCGCCGCCTTCCGGCACTTCCAGCAGTTCTCCCGCAGGGCCGGACAGATAATTGTTATCGTGTGTCTTAAAATCCTTTAAGGTGCCGCGTTTCGTCCATCTGTCAAACGTGACCGCCGCTGTTTTATGCCCTTCCACATAAGCCTTGTTGATGGCATTGTCCATGATCGTCGGGAAAGCCGCAGTAGGATTGTAGAACTGCCTCTGCACTAAAGTAAACAGTTCATCCGCGCTCTTTCTCCTTACGCCGCTCTCTCCCTCCGCTTCCAGACACTCTGCTGCCAGGTCTTTCAGGGACATCCCCATCAAATCCCTGGCTCCGGGAGCGGCATTCTGTATCTGCACGCCGCCGCGCATAATCAACGCATCCGCCGCGGCAGCCCTGAACTTATCCTGCTCATCTGTCTCCACGACGACGCGCCCGCCAAGGGGAGCCCCATTTTTCCGCATCTGCTCAATCACTGCTGCGCGCACATCCTCTACGGATCTGCCCTCTTCGATAAATCCCTTCATCTGATTGTCCAGACCAAATTCCCGGCACATGGACGTAATCTCTGACACCCTCTGTCTCTCCTGCTGCCGGATCTGATCCGCATTAAACTGACCTTCCGATTCGGTTTCCGGAAGTCCTTTTGCCGCCCCTGCCCGCTGCTGATTTCTCTCCTCCGGACTTCCGCTTTCCTGTTTTTCTTCTGCCGCAATCTCCGCTTCCAGCCGGTCAATCTCCCGCTGGAGGGACTCAAACTCCTGCCTTTCCTCCTCGCTGAACTCCCTGTGCTGCGACTTCGCACCATCCAAGAGCGCCCGCTGCCGCATAATCTTCTGCTGTTTCTGTTTCTTTTTGTCCATCTCTTTTTCACTTCCTCCTGTCATATTTTTATTTACGATGAGCTGCCTTTCAAACTGCCGAATGGTCTGCTCATTGTTCCCTTTTGCTCTTCCGACCCCTACCGTCGGGTCTGCCGGAACACTTACCACTGAAATCTCGTAAACTTCCCACTTTTTTGCAATGCTTGCCTCTCCCTTAAACCTTCCATCCGAAGACAATGCGTTTGCCTTCACATCTTCCCATACGGACACCGCATATCCAACCGATATCCCTTTCAGCGTTCCGGATTTTACCTTCTGGTAAATCTTTTCTGATTCTTCATCTGTATCAAATTCAATCTCCGCCATTCCCCTGCCGTCTTCAATCCATGCCCGCAGCACTTTTCCGATCACGGCATCCCGATTATGATTAAAAAGGACGCACCCAATCTCTTTTACGCGGGCAAGATCAACACAGCCTTCCGAATGATCCAGAATCTCCACGCCCCACCATCTTTCGTAAGGTTCTTCGCTGGAAAAAGAAAGGATGAATTTCCGTTCGTTTCCTTCCCCTTCCTTTGCCCGGATAAAACTTGCTGTCAGCTCACGGCTTGCCCTTCCCGTCTCCGGCACCGACCGTCTGTTTATTTTTGTATAACGATTCGTTTCCAAACATCACACCTCCCATATTTAATCCCTTGTTTTCCGCGTATTCCAAGACCTCCAGAATATCCTCCATCTGCTCTCTCCAATCCCTCCCGTTTTCCGCAGATATCTCCTTAAATGTTTTCTGACCCGTGGCAATCGCAATCTTATTTGCCGTTGCCTCTTTTGCCGGGTCAATCCACTTTTTGGGCGCTTCCGTCCACTTATGTGCAAGATATCTGTCCTTATTTGACCAGAAATCTTTCACGTTTACGATTCCAGCGAGCACACAGGAAATCACGAATGTCTCATAGACTTCATCCATAACCTCCAGCAGCAGCTCCTTTTCATCTGCATAGGTCAGCCCGTCCTCAATCATTCCCTGTCTTGCCGATGAGTAATTTGTCTGGGACATATCCCTGCTTGTTGCCTCATACGACAGTCCCTGCCCGGCTCCTATCATGTGCTGCATCAGCTTAATATACGTTGCAGCATCGGTTGCCTGCCCATTCGGATTTACTATCTCAATCCCGTCGCCCGGAGCCAGTTCCCGGATCATCCCCGGAACGATAGTTTTTCCCTCGTAGGATGCCTTTCCCTCACCGGTTACTCTGCTGCCCCGCCCCGGCCCGACGCTGGGATCCGTCTTTTTAATAAAAACCGCAAGACATGCCGCAATCCGTTCCTTCACCGATACCGCCGTCATAAATTCGTTAGTATCCCGGATTCTTGTCACCGTCTGTCCCAGATCCGACATCTCCCGGATCTGGGACGGTCTTCTTTTTGTAAAATAAAAGATCACATCTTTTGCCTCCACATAGACTGGATTCAAAATCTGCGATCCCTCGATATCATACTGCCTGAACCAGTAGCCGATCGGACGGTTCCATTTGTTATATTCAATGCCGCCCACCACTTTATTGCCCTTGTTCCGCGGCATGACCTGCGACACGTCGAGCTCGTCCACTTCCAATGTCTGTATCTGGAATGGGATAAATCCCTGATCCGTGTACCTTTTCAATAAAAATATCCCGCCGTCAACCTTTTTCCGCTGCACACACATCCGCATGATCTGGTTGAAACACTGTGTTCCCGTCACATCACAGTTTTGTTTCTTGCACCACCGTTTCCATGCTGCCGCCAATACCCTATCTGTCTCCTCTTCCCCAGTCCTGGGCGTAAGCGCATAACCGCTGCCAAAAACATTCCTTTTAAACGCGCTGACAACAGAATTGAGCATATCCGAATTTCTTTCGAGATCCCTTGCCCTCGCCCTGACTGTCTCTCGGCTGTACCTATCCGTTATCTCCGCGGACTGATTCACCGCCCGCCAGTTTGCACTCCCGTTTCCATATCCCGCTGCGTCATAATTCCTGATTTCATCCCCGTATCTCCGCCACGCCGCCCGTCTTGCACCCCACTCCGGGGCGAAAAACGCTATCATGCTGTCAAGTACATTCATCTTTACCTCCCGTCAAAAAGACCCAGATAGGTGTTATCCATCAGTCCGTCATTCTGGTTCGCCAACTGCGCCTGCAAATCCCTCTGCATTGCCAACAGCGTATTCAGATCGGCACGGGTCAGGCTTCTTGACCCGATCTTGTAAGACTGCCCGCCTACGAGTATATTGCTGATTGCCTGGTTTACTTCAACCAGTTTCTGCTCCACCGTCATGTCTTTTTCCATAATACCCTACCCTTCAATCCAGTGTTCATTTGCTTTGATCCAGCTTTCCTCCGGACTATCCTCTTCCATTTGCGTTTTTTGTTTCACTGCCATTCTTTCCTTCTCATCCATCTCTTCTAAATGCAGGGATCTGACACCCATAATGTCCGCCGCCGCATAAGCGTAAACCTCCGCATCCAGATAATGGTTTGCCGCATGGGTGGTTTTCTTCACCCATGCCAGTTTCTTTTTCCCATTACCCATACGGACACTGACTTTGTGCTCTGCCGTTATCTGCTCCGCATACTCCTGATCGCAGTCCTTATGAACCATCCAGGAGCCTTCTCCGTTTTCGCGCTGCATCCTCGCCGCAATCATGTCCTTGTATTTACCGCCATCCACAAGCACTAACTGCATTCCATATGCCCTGCTGTCCGGCTTGTTTACCTTTGACATCCTATAGTGTGACTGCATCGGGTTTGACGCTCCTTTACACGGCAGCGCCCAGTCTGTATTATCCGTACAGAAATCATAAACGTCATCCGTCTGGTCCCCAGAATCCACCAAGGCCAGGCTGACGATCATCTCCGCACCGTCATCCGTGGCATATTTCAGGTTCATGTAACGCTCCACTTCCCGGAAGGAAAAAGCCTGTCCATGGATTACATTCTGACTTGTTGAAAAATTGCCCCATGCACGAATCGTCCAGTATAGGCAATTTTCCTGTACGTCCACGCCGCCCGTCAGCAGTTTCGTCCATTCCGGAAGAATACCCTCTTCCAGTTCCGTCCGCCGCTCCATCACCAGTTCAGCGCTGGTCTTAAGTTTCGTGTCCTCCCACGGTTCTGCAAGCCAACTGTTGACAAAGTTCTGAAAGTCTTCCGGGTCATCTTTTGTTTTTAAAAATTCTTCCGCCACCGCCTCCCATGAGACAAAAACACTGTAAAGCGAATTGATCCAGAATCCGACGGTTTTGGGCTTCCCCTTCCCCCTCTTTTTTACTGCCCGCCACTCCCCTTTTAAAAGCATACCCGGCTTGTCTGCGTTAGTGATCACGCAGCCACACTCCTGACAGACATAAACCGCACTCTGGGCCCTTTCGTATGGGCTCAGTGTCTTCTCTTCATCCTTGTCAAATATAATCTGCTTGAATCGGAGTTCAATCATTTCCCCACAATGCGGACATGGTACAAAGTAATGCCGCACCTCATCCGCGTTCTCGTGAAGCCGCCAGATGTAATTCGTCTTTAATGTCGGTGTAGAACATGCATATAATTTGCTCTGTGAGCTGTATGTTTTCAACCTTTCTTTTGCCAGATCATAAGGCGAGGCCTCCTTCTGGCTTGCCCCGCCCATCTTGTCGATCTCATCAAAAAAAAGATATTTGATTGCCACTGATGCCAGTTTTGCCGGTGATTCTGCACCGCGCAGATAAACGGACATCCTTTTAAATTTCAATAACAGTTGTTTCGACTTTGTTTCCAGAAATATCTTCTTTATTTCCGGAATCAGCCGGAATGCCGGTTTCAGTTTCCCGTTCGATATATCCTTTGCCAGATCGTCACTGGGGTATACTATCATTGTCGGCGCTGGCAGCATCATCAGAATGTAGCACAAAATGTTGATCATTGCCTCCGTGCCGCCTATCTGCGTGGACTTACAGAAATAAATCTCCCTCACATGCGGATCCAGATATGTGTCCATGATTCCGACGAGATAAGGCGTTATGCTGTTTGACCACCGCCCCGAAATGTTGCTCGCCTCATCCAGTACCCTGTACTTTTCCGCCCACTCAGATATGGGCAGTTGTTCCGGCGGTACCAGGGTCTGTTTTATTACCCTCTGAAACAGTTTTTTTGTCTTTATGCGTGACCTCGATCTTTGGCTCACTCTAGTGCCTCCCCGTCATCCGCTGTCTCCTCTTCGTCATCCTCGTAATCCTGTATCGCAATCCCGTCTATTTCGTCAGGGTCATATTCCGACAGTTCCTCCAAAGTTGCCAGCATCTCTTTCTGTATGATCTCCGTCAATCTGCCCAAATCAGTCTCCCCCACCGCCTTCATTGCCACCCGTGGGGAAACAGCCAGCATGCGGTTACGGAACCTCAATAGCATGTCAGACAGAAAGCCTTCCACATCTGCTGCCTCGTGAAGTTCCCTCCGCATCTTTCTCAGCTTCAAAAGCGAAATCTGTTTTTTCACTTCCTCATGCTGCGCCTGCACTTCCTCCTTCGAGATAGATGCACTCCTTCCCATTTCCGCATTTACCTTGTAATCAATGTATTCTTGAACGCATCTTTCTAGGTTATATCCCGTCGCTTTTCCGTCCCTCCGGCAAAACACTCCTTCCTCCCGTAGCTGGCGGATTCTGCGGGTTGAGATGCCAAGACACTGAGATAATTCTTTCTGGCTTACTTCCACATCTGCATTGCCTCCTTTTGCTCCTCCAAAAGCGGAAGGAAGTACCCTAAATTTTTTTCTGAAAAAGAGAAAAAGGCTGCGCCTTCCCCGACCCGCACCCCGGGTATGGGTGGGGAAGTACCTATGACATGCCCAGGCAAACAAAAAACACCAGATTTCTCTGATGTTTTCTGAGCTTTCTTCCCTTGCTTCACTATATCATGCTACTATAATATCACATGTAGTAATGCAAAATCATGCCATCTTTTTAAAAATTCCCTTTCCCCAGTTTAAATACTTAGTTATCCCTCATCTCCAAAATCATGCATCCCCCCTCCAAGCCAATATACTCCTCTCTCTTCAATCTGCTTTGGACGATCCACCTTGTGTCCTCTGCATATTCCAAATTCAACAATATCCCAAGCTCTATCTGTATAAACATATCCCCCATCTACTTGCCGTATGAGTCCATTTACTAAATAATCATCTAAATGTTCGTTGTCCAAAAACTTCTCTTTAGTTATATTCCTCGATAAAAATTCTAAATCTTCTCGTATTAGCTGTTTAGACGTATGAATCACACGAAAATAATTTTCTACTGTAATCTCAGAATTAATTACACTTTGCGTTAAATTAGCCAAACATCTCGCCTTTTCATCGCTCTCTACATCATCAATAGCTTTAATGATAGCAATTCCGTACCCCTTTTTATTTCCATGCTCTTCTAATCTCTCTGAAAGCTTTCTCAATATAGCGACATCAAAATTACCTTCTTTTAAAAACATCTGAAAATTATGCCAGAAAATCAGATCGCTAACTCTCCCGTCCTTTAATAGTATATCCCCTAATAATTTTAGTTTATCGGATGGACCGCCAAACAAAACATCTATTATGAGATCAAGAATTTCTGATTTGTTCTGGCTTAATACCTGTGCGTACGAACCCATTATTTTATACCTCCCCACTATCCCATTACAATTCTACATCTACGGTTTCTCTTGCATCAGCAATATTTCGCCGACTCTTTCTTTCCTACACTATAGCACATATAAAGTGTGACATTCTAGGACAAATTTAAATAATTTCCCTCGTTAACACATATAAAAATATTTGTTTTTCTTATTGACAAATACTTTTATATGTGTTAATATATAATTGTCAGGAGGGAACAATACATGAAAAGTTATTCATCAAAGGAAGTCATTAAACAACTAAAAGCGGATGGATGGTATGAAGTGAATGTAGTCGGCAGTCATCACCAGTACAAACACCCAACCAAAAAGGGACGCACTACAGTGAAACATCCTGACAAAGACATTCCGCTACCAACGCTAAAACGAATTGAGCAACAGTCAGGGCTAAGATTTGATTAGCCCTGACCCCTCTACTTCACTATAACACAATCAACAAGGAGGCTATTATGAAACAAGTAGAACGTTATTTTTATCCTGCTATCTTCATCTATGAACCCGGACAGGAGATTGCTGTCGATTTTCCCGATCTAGGATGCGCCACCAGCGGCACAAATGATGATGATGCCCTCTTATCCGCCCGGGAACTTCTCGGCTGCGTCCTTAACGGACTGGAAGAGGACGGGGAAGAAATTCCTGCACCCACTCCTCTGGCTGAGATCAAAACAAAAGAAAATGAGCGCGCGGTTCTGATCGACGTCTATATGCCGTCCGTGCGCATGGCAAATGAAAACCGTGCTGTCAACCGCACCGTTACTTTGCCTGCATGGCTCAACGCCGCTGCGCTGGAAAGAAATATTAATTTCTCACAGGTGCTGCAGGAAGCGTTGAAAACAAAAATGAATCTCGGATAATGTAAACAGCCGCCACTATGACAGATCATCAATAGTGACGGCTGTTACTCTCTATTCCAAGTCACAGATACTCCTCAACAATGTGCGGCTTGAATGTATACAGGAAAAGCGCCGTTCTCGATATCTTCCCTGCCATAGACTCCACCGCATACGCTATTTTCTTAAACTCATCTTCCTTCAGGTACATACAGTATGTATCAAGCAGCGCATCCATCCCCGTCAGATACTTGCGCATCTCCCCGATCAGCTGTAATGCCTCTTTATTTTTGGGAATGTCCACCACCATCCCCTTCGCCGGATTCAACCCAAACACAGGAATCGTCCTTGTCTTCGCCTCAATAGCCTCCGGCACCTTCTCCGTCCGAGTATTTACTGGTATTACAGCCTTTTTCTCTGTCTCCTTCTGCCCCTGCGCTGCCTCCGGCTTTTCCTCCTTCGCACGGAAGTAGAAGTCTACCAGATGGTCGTATACTTCCCATGCTTTATCAGTGTTGAGGCTCTTAGCATGGAGAAGGGCGCCTTTTTCTGTCCAGAAACATACACTCTTTGCTTGTTTTAAGAGAGTGTGAAATTCACATTCTCTTTTTAACTCCCGTAATTCTTCCCCCTGAATTAATATATAATGTTTCCCCTCTTTATATTTTCCCTTGTTATACTTATAATTCCACCTGATCTTATCCTCTTCCGTTCCGTATGCCTCCGCGATCTGCTTAGTCGTTAATACCCGTTGTCCTTTTACTTCGATTGTCTGTAAGTCCTGCATTTGTCTTCTCCTCCATCTTGAATTTGCCAAAACAGAGGTACAGTGTTATAATATTTATACCTCTATTTTAGGGGACGGATATTCGTAATTACTTTCTCAGGGTATGGCGAATGTCCGTTTATTTTGCTATTTCTGACTTCAATCTGTGTATTCCCCTCCGTATTCCTTCTGTCTTTGCCACTTTCTCCTGTTCACGATAAGTCTCAAGTATTTCCTTCGTTTCTTTGTCAAGACAAACATGAATCGGATTTGTTTTGGGATTATCAGATTTCGGTCTTCCAATTCCAGGGCTCATCTTTTCACCTCCTATTTTTTGTAGCCCATAAACACATAATACTTTTTGTGTTTCATAAAGTCTACCCTCTTTTTAACTAGAGGAGAATTTTTCCTCTACTTTTCCTACTACTTCGATTACTTGTAAGTTTTCCATAGTTCCCTCCTTATGGTGCAAATTTCTTTCACTGTTCTTTTTTGTGATTATAGTGTACTATTTTTGCACTGTCAAGTATTTAGTGAAATCTTTTTGCACCATGGAGTTTACTATGTTAGGAAAACGATTAAATAGCTTGCGTAAACAACGAGGTTATACCGCTCTGCAAATGGCTACGATTCTTTCTGTCGGCTTACGCACCTATAGACATTACGAAAGCGAACGTTCATCACCTTCGTTAGACACATTAGTGAAAATAGCTGACACCTTATCTGTCCCTATTGATTGGCTGCTTGGCCGCGATGAATATCTTAAATCTATAGGAATTTCTATTGAGGAGTATGAATCTTAAAAATCTAATCAGCTTTTAGGAAAAGGCTTGAATCGACTCATGGCTTATGGTATATTATAGACACAACGAGGGAGAACCATAGAAGCGGCTACCCTCAACAATGTATAAACTGTTATATGTTAACAGCCGTCACTATTGCTGGTAGTGGCGGCTATCTTTTTCCCTTGAAGACTGTGTAACACAGCCCCACAAGGGCGACAATGAATATTCCAACTTGGACTAAGTCCGCATATGTAATATACATTGGCATCCCTCCCTTCTTTCGTCTGGAGGGTAGCCCCTCCGAAACGGAGGGCAGCCGCCTTGGCTCTATGGTTCTCCCGTGTTTTTTATCCTATCACAACACTGTTTTTTGCGCAACTACTCGTTCTCGCGGAGTTTTCTCTGGTGTATCCCAGTTATATCCTCTAATATGTCCCACAGTTCAACGTTTCCCACGATTTTCCCTGCCTCCATATATTTGTAATGTCTGCTACTAATCCCCAGCTTATCCGCCATCTGCTGCTGTGTAAGCCCTGCTGCCGCTCTGGCTTCCTTTAAATTCTTTCGCATACTATCCCCTCCTCTGTTAGATTTCTCCCAGATATACCCCGACTTTTGATATGATCCTTTTTACGATCCTCTTCATCTGCCGCTCAGAATATCCAACTTTATCCATCTTGGTGTATGGCATGTTCCTTCGCCTATCTGACCAGAAACGAGCCTGCATTACTTTCCGTTCCTCTGCATTTAAACTCCTGTAAACCAGCTCCACAGCCTCTATCTCTTTCTTTAGCCTTTCCGCTCGTTTTGACGTCATCTTAAGTGCTTTCGCCTCTGTAATTGATTGTGGCTTGCTATAGTCTTCCGAGAAGCTCACTTCTGCAGCCGGATTCGAGGATGATGCCATTACCTGATCTATGTACTCTTTATATTCTTGTTTGGATGATGGATATCTCCGAATAATGATTTCTACTATGTGCCATGCGTCACGATCGATCATATCGGTTTTCATCCCCCTTTCCGGCGGGGACTGCTGCCCCGCCTGCTGCCGCGTTTACTGTTACCATGATATACTAATTGAGGTAGTGTCATCATTCCTGCTGTGTGCCATTTACGTCTCTGGCTTTTCACATCTCTCAAACCCTATTGCCCAGACCCACGGGCTGGCCGACCAGCAATACCTATCAATGTCTGCTTTCTTGATCGTGGGATCCCAGATATGTATAAATTCTTCCTTGGCCTGTTGATATGCATTCTCCGGGTCATTGAACGCCTCTGGCCTTATCGCTACTCCCTCCGCAATGAAATCATCTATATTCATATCCTGTAGCCGCTCCGCCCATACATTCGTTACTTTTAGCCAGATGCGGGCGGCCTGCTTCGGCATATGGATTGACGGCGTCCAGCTCACTCTTTCCGGCCGTGGATGGCTTGCTCTATACACAAAACATCCTTCTGACTCACAGTCCCCGTCATCGTATACTACAGGTTCTATATGGCATGACGGCCCTTCATCCATGCACTCTACACACGGAAGAAATGACCACGTCTCCCGGACATACAGGATGTCTCCCTGCTGATACGGCGGTCTATATGTACTTGATACAAGCTCTGCATCTGTCATGCCATCGAACGGAGCAAACAGATCCTCCTTCTTTAGTTCCGACGGTTCCTTTTTACCAAGCAGTGTACACTGCGATTTTTTCACCAGCCGCCGTGTGACCGTCTTTCTCCCGTCAAGTATCGCCAGAACCATGTCCGTGTTGAATAATATTGGTAATACTCTGCTCATATTTCCATTCACCTCCCACCTATTTCATTCAATGTAGCCGGATTTTACAATATCAATAGCCTCCTCAAAAGCGGATATTGGTGTAATAACTACACTTTCCCTCCTACATTTTTTTAGCTGCTCCACAACCTTATCCACGTCATAGGCGGTAGGTTGTCCCTCAAAATAATCAAAGAATATTCCTTCGAGCATTGTCATATCTTTGTGCTCAATAGCAAACTGTATTCCGCTATCATTTTGTGCAATAAAATCTAATAATCTTTCGTTTGCCGAATCTGCATCAATCAGTCTCATTCTCTTTCACCCCATTGTCACACAAAAACTGGTTATATCCTGCATGTGTCATCCTCCCCTTAATTCTTCAATGCGGCTTCGGCTGATTCTTTTGTAAGGAAAATACTTTTGCCGATACTGTTTTTCGAATAAAGATTGTGATTATCATCAGCAATATCTTTTGTCTGTATCACTAATTCATTTTCGTTTCTGATAGCAATACCAATTACTTGCATTGGTATAACTGGCTCTTTCTTTCCGTTGTTGATTCGATACACCGTATCCCCCACCGCACAAGGAAGTTTCAGCAGTTTCCCTTGTTCCTCTAAGTCCTCTAACTGTCCTAACTTAT